GTGCTGCTGGTGGCATGGGCGCCGGTCTTGCACTTGGTGGCGCTGGTGGTCTTGCTGGCCGCGGTTACGCTCAAGGATCTGGCATGATTCGCCAAGGGAAGATAATCAATGATGCTGTCCGAGGAATTGCTAGTTTAGATCCAGAAAGCCGGACTAACGCCTCGCGCCTATTCGATCAGTTTATTAAGGATGGAAACCATGAGGCCGTGGCCGAGATGGTTGATTCCAAGAATTGGTTGAGCGGTGACGTTTACTTTTCTTTCATCAATAATGAACAGGCCAAGGCGATGCCTGCGGCCAACGGCACATCGTTTGAGGGCATTACGGTATTTCCATCTGCCGTTACTGGCGGCAAGCCGGCGATCTACATCAACGTCGATACGGTCAAGCCTGGCACCGGATTCCATGAGGCATTCCACGGCGCCATGCGCACGGCGCTTGGTGAGACATTTGGCAAGAAATTTACCGACGTAATTGATCAGACGTTTACGCCAGAGCAAAAAACTCAATTTGTTGAAGATTACGTCAAACGCGGCGGCACCGAGGAAGGTAAACAAAAGCTGCGCGATTACTTGGCTGGAAATCAAAATCTGCCAGAAGAGATCGGCGCCGAATACTTTAGCGACTTTTTGCGTCGTCGAGAAAATCGTGATTACTTGCTGCGTGGCCAACGTACTACGGACGGATCTCTGATTGCGGCTACCAAGGGCGCAATTGATTACACGTTGAGCAAGCTCGGCATTGATTACGATGCTACCGGCACCGGCTACAAGGGCATGGATGCGCTGGCATCTGAACTAATCAAGGCTCGCACTGACATCAATAAATCTATCGCGCAGAATGGTAAGCCACTGGCTCCGGTGACGCTTGATAAGATGCCGACGACAAAGCTCGAAGATTGGGCTAAACAAAACGGTCAGACTGACGTGCTTCTTAAAGATCCAGCAACTGGCCAGGTTGTGGGAGTAAAGACCGAAGAACAGGTCAGCATAGGCCGTGAAGCTGTTGGTAAGCGCATCATTGAAGAATTGTCCAATGTGCCGCGTGGAACCTATGCTCCAAACGATGCCGAACTGGCAATCTACCAAAAGCATCTCACGCCAGAACAATTTGCCAAACTCACGTTTGCATCTGAATCGATCAAGAGCGGAAACGTGCTTAATGCAGACCATTTTCCAGCCAGTGCAAAGAAAGGTGAGACATCAGTCTATGCCAGCCGCGGAATGACCAATCTTGATTTTGTTCCGTACAAAATCCGCACTACCCAAAAAGGCGTAACGGTAGTTGATTACGTTGATTTAACGCAATTGAAGGCTCGGTTCGACGACATGATGTCTCGTTCCAAGATATCGGAGCAGTGGGGCGGCGATAAGGACGCAGCCTGGCAAGATGTCATGGCCTACACCAAGAATCTAAGCCTTGGCGAAGGTGTCGCAAAACCAAGTGCTGAATTATTTGGGCCTATCAAACGTGACATCATCAACAAAATCTACGGATTTGTTCCGACAAAGGCCCAGATATCTGAGGGTGCCATCAAAAACATTTCATCGCTTGGTACGAATGTCCGCGCTGAATCCGGCACCGGCAAAGGTCAGATCGGCAAGCCGGCCTACGAAGGATCTCGAGACACTCGAGTTGTCAGCACTATGCGGCTGGATCGTCTAGGTCGAGTTGCCGACACTGGCCGTCAATTCTCATTTAATGAAAACGGCAGCTACGGTCTGTCTCAAGTCAATTTCAAGCCGGCCGAAAACCTTGGCAGCGCGAAGGTCAACAACTCGGACGAGGGCTTCCGCATTATTTCTAAGGGAAATAAACACAGTGTTTATGCTCCTACTGGAGAACGCATTGGGATCTATGATACGTTGGCCAGAGCTGAACAGAATGCAAATAAGGTTGCAGCCGCACTTCCTCGGCGCAATATGGCCAGCTCAAAAGACGTTTCATATGACGACCAAGGTAACATCAAATTCCGCAACAAAGAACCGAAAGACTGGACTCCAGAAGACTTTGCAGAATACGGCAAAGGATTCGGCGTCGAAAACCTTGGCCCTCTTTCAGATGTCAAAGAAATCTCCCAAGGGGTGGCTGGAAATACTGCGAGAGTGCCAGGCGGGCTAGATGGCAAATTCACATACTACGATTTACTTTGGCTGAAGTCGCATCCAGTTGACGTAAAGTCGTTGCCAGAAACAACGCATGGTCAATTGACCGCAAAGCTGGCCCGCACAATGGAGCCGGCGCCTGGAGATAAGGTTTCCAGCTTTAACGCTATTGTGTTTGGAATGCTATCTCCAAACGCTCCATTGCTGCCAAATGAAATGGGCCAGGCTCGCTTGCGCTTTGGTTCGATGGATGAAATTAAGAAATTTGCTGATTTATATCCAGACAATCCAACAAAAGAAAATCTTGTAAAATTGAATCAACAGTTGAAGCAACAACTAGGATTTATTGCTGCAGGAAAAGGTGGTCTTGGTATTCCAATCACTGCTGACTTATCAAACATCGTAAATGCTGCGCGTCTTTTTTCTAAAAATCCTGATTTCTTTGTTAAACAACCCAACGAATCGTGGGCTAATTTTGTCGATAAATTAACGACACAAGTGTCCGGTTTTGGAACCAAGACAGGATCGTTTGGATCTGTTTGGCAGGATCCTCTTAATGCATCAATTTCCGCTATGGATCGCCATATGGCGCGAATCTTTGGTCAAGAGTTGTTGGGAGATCCTCAATTGCGTCAGCGTTTTGAAGGCATCATTGTTGATCGATTTAACAAATTACTTTCTGACTCTAAAAAAGTTTCATCATCGTTTGCTAAAAAAATCAGCAACGCATCAAGCGATAAAACTAAAACGGATTTGTTAAAAGAACGAAACAAAGAGTTGGCCAAATTGCCCGATCCTACGGCAACAAAGGCAAAGAGCCTTGATGATGTACTTGGCCAGGCTGAAGTGTATGGTGCAGATCGTGTCCGTGAATTTGTAAACGAAGCAGTCTTTGCTGCTATGGGTAGCCGTAAAGCAAAACTCATAACAGCAAAAGGTGAAATCAGTGCAAATGCTCCAGAGCACATTCGTGATGTAAAATGGGTTGAGACACCCGCTGATTTTCAGGTAATGTCTGATGCGTACAGATCTGCTTTGGAAATCAATGAACGCAGAGCAAACGATTTGGGAATTGCTGTGTTTCCTGCTCAATGGACACTTTGGGATCGCATCCGTCAGCGCGTTGAACCGCATGAAGCAATGTTCCCTGGTCTTGAAAAATTGCCGGCGCTTAATGACAAGCAATTGGCCGAAGCATATGCTTCCAATAAAGCCGCTGGCTACATGTCTACGCCAAAAGCTGGAAAACAGTGGAAGCGTAAAGATGTTGGATCGCCTTCTCAGTTGGCCTACTTCATGCCGGCTGAAACTGATTACAAATATTCACATCAACCAAATGCTGAAGGTGCATTGCTTTCTGATATTTCTCAAAATGGTAAATTCATTCCAAAGGATGTTTATGAACATCCAGAATGGTACGGTGATATAAAATCAAAAGCTGGCAGTGAGTCGTGGAATGTAATTCGTAAAAACAAAAACAATCCAGATGCAAAAATTACGATCTATCGTGCGGCTCCAAAAGGTTCAGAAATAAATTCTGGCAATTGGGTTACATTATCAAAGTCGTATGCTGATACGCATGCGTCTGGTGGAGGACGTGATGGCACTGTGCTTTCTAAAATTGTTTCCGCTAAAGATATAAGATGGGATGGAAATGATTTTAATGAATTTGGTTACTTCCCATCGGAACCAGATTTTAAATTTCAGCCAACTAATGCTTCAGTTACATTCCAGCCCGCCGAAAAGCTCCCTAATGGCCAAGCCTGGAGCACCGACAACAAGTACCGGGTGATCCAGAAGGAGGGCGGCAAGTACCGAATCTACGCTCCCACCGGCGCCATGATCGGCGTTGCGGATACCTTGGACAAATCAAAGAAACTCATTGAAAAGAGGTCACGATGAACATCGCCGAAATGTTATTTAATGCTGCCTCTGGCGGCGTCTTGGGATCCGCACTGCATTGCGTGACCGACTATTTTGATACCAAAAACAAGGTAACGCTGCTTAAGGCCAACATAGATGCAGCCGAAAAAACCGGCGCGTGGAATGCGTTTACGGAAAGCCAGAAGACTGATGGGCCAATTGCTATTCCATCAAATGCATCGCCTTGGGTGACCGATTTCTATTTGGCCGTCGAGGCGATCAAGCAGCTCACGCGGCCACTGTTGGCATGGATTGCCATTTGTATCATTGGCGGCGCGTACTTCTCGGGCACGGTAGATCAGCAAAAAGCCATGCAAGCCGAGGTGCTTTTTGGCAGCTTCACCGCAATCTTCTGGTACTTTGGCGCCCGCTATTCCCGCACTTCTAAATGAACTCGCACGAAAAAGACATTTTGACCGCGGCGGTTCCCACGGCTGCAAGCATGACGCTCTCTCAAATCAACAGCCTTGTTGGTATCATCGGCGGTCTTGTTGGTATTGCGTACCTTGTCTGGAAGTGGCGCAAAGAAGCAAAAAAATAAATGTCCCAAAAAGGCCAACGCTTTGTGGTCGTATCGGACAATCATGGCGACATGGCCGACGCTGCTAGTGTGGCCGCGTTGTGGTCTTTCATGCGAGACTGGAAACCTGAGATCAGGATCCACGCCGGAGATAACTACGACTTTCGCAATCTACGCAAAGGCGCCAGCGACGACGAGAAGGCGGCATCGTTAGCAGAGGATTGGGAGATGGGCAGCGACTTCCTGCGACGATTTTTCGAGGGTGGTAAAAGCAACCATTTTCTCCGCGGCAATCACGACGAGCGGATCTATGACTTCCGAGGATCTGCCACCGGCGTGATGCGCGACTATGCCACGGATGGCATCAAGCAACTCGAGTCTGTGGTTAAACGCTGCAAAGCGAAAATGCTGCCGTATGACAGCGACCTAGGCGTGCTAGATCTCGGCAAGCTATGTGTGATTCACGGTTACCATGCCGGTGCCTCGGCCTGTCGAATGCATGCAAATATTTTTCGGAACTGTATTTTTGGCCACGTCCACACAATAGAATCCGCTCCGGTGCCAGCGCGTGAACCGGCAGAGGCTCGGAGTATTGGATGTCTTTGTCGAAAGGACATGGACTACATCAACAAAAAGACCGGCAAATTACGCTGGGCGCAGGGCTGGGCCTACGGTATTTTGTTTCCAGACGGCACCTACCAATTATTCCAAACAAGAAATATTAACGGTCAATTTTATGCCGCGTCAGAAGTTAAAACATACCACGCCTAATTGGGCCGTCGAACTGCGCTCGGTGTTATCTGCTAAGACACGCGAGCCAAAGGGCGACGACTGGATGACCGCAGAACAATTTTACACCACGCTCGGCATTGCGCATGGCACCGCACTACTATATTTGCGACGAGGAATAAAAGGTGGCCATCTGGAAATGTTTCGAGGCACGGCAATTTCTCCAGCGGGAATCCGCATCCAGACTTGGTATCGTCCCATCACAAAAAAATAACTTGACGCTGGGTTTATCGGTGCTCAATTTGCGGTTTAATGAAATACCTCGTACTCCTCGTCGCTCTGGCGGCGCCACTTAAGGCCGATCTCTGGCAGGCCATCTGCAAGGTTGAGTCTAATAATAATCCAAGTGCAATTGGTGATGGAGGTAAGGCCGTTGGAATCGCTCAGATTTGGCCCATTACTGTCCGCGACTGCAATCGGATCTCCAAAAAGAATTACACTTTATCTGATCGATATGATCCGATTAAATCGCGTGAGATGTTTGTCATCATTACCGAGCACTACGGTAAAGGTAAGTCTGATGAATTTAAGGCGCGCATCTGGAATGCCGGTGTATCACGTTCACACCTTGCCACGAAGTATTGGCTCAAAGTGAAGGCGGCGTTATGAGCAATCTCATCATCGCAGTTGATCCTGGTGCATCTGGCGGCATTGCGTGGGACAATCACGGCGTTGTTGGTGCTGCTGGCATGCCGGCCAGCGTCTGCGACACAATTGATCTGATGCGCGGCCTAGTCGTCGGCAATTCTCACCCAGAGATCTGGATCGAGGACATTCCAAAATTTGTGGGCAAGGCGATTCCAGCATCGAGCGCAGCGGTGTTGTTTCGTAACTTTGGCTACATCGAAGGCGCCGCCACGGCGCTTGGCATTCGCGTTGTGCTGGTCAAGCCACAGGACTGGCAGAAGCACTTTAAGCTCGGCACCAAAAAAATGTGCAGCGGCACTACCGAGTGGAAAAACAAGTTGAAGAGCGAGGCCGTGCGACGTTTTCCGACGCTCGACGTTACGCTCAAGACCGCTGATGCGCTGCTGATCTTGGATTACGCCAAGTCAGTTAATCCCACTAAATAAGAAAGGCGGCGCCAGCATTACGCCAACGCCGCCCCCAATGAATCCCCGCTCGCACTAGAGCACATCACTTTTTCTCAGTCCAATGAATAACCCAACATACACAATCGCCACCTCTGGTGGCCAATCGCAACACATCGCGCTCGGTGAGCAAGATGTCTATAACCGCATGAGCGATCCGCTCGCTGCCGTTGAACGCTTAGGAGAGATTATCGCCAGCTCTGGCATGTTTGGCTGCACGAAGGTCGAGCAGGGCCAGGTGTTGGCGCTCCAGTGCATCAGCGAAAAGAAGCCGCCACTTGAGTTGGCCAAGACCTACCACATGATTGAGGGCAAGCTCTCGATGCGTGCAGACGCCATGCTGGCCAAATTCCAGTTGAGTGGTGGCACCGTCAAGTGGACGAAGCGCGACGACAAAGTTGTCGAGGCTACATTCACACTACGCGGCAACTCGCTTCCATTCAGCGCCAGGCTTGAGGACTTCGTGACCAACGGCGTTGCCGTCTCACGCGACGGCAAGATGAAGGACAACTGGCGCAAATTTCCACGCCAGATGCTCACCGCCCGCGTGATCTCTGAGGCCGTGCGTTTGCTGGCGCCCGAGGTCGTATTTGGCGTCTATACGCCCGAGGAGATTCAAGACAGTAACAACTCGGCGCCGGCTCAGGATCCTATTAAGGTCGAGCCAATCGTAGAGTCTCATGTTGATCAGCAGCTTTCTGCGATCTTGATCGATCAGGAACAGAGCGTTAATGCCTATCTCATCGCCAAAAAACAGATCACTGAAGGCCAGACATTCCGCGATGTGTCGTCTGATTTTGCTAAGAAGATCCTCAGCAACTCCAAAATGTTTCTTGAAGCCGTAAACTCTCAAACCAAATAATATGCACCAATTAGCTGTCACCCTCCTCACTGCAAAACTATACGCCACTAACGCTTATGTCATCAACGACGAAGACGCCTTTGAAGAAGCCTGCGACCAGTACGGCGAAGAGTTCGAGCATGTCATTGAACGAATTATGTTCGATGGCGAAAAGCCAGACATCCAAAAAATCCTGCAAGAAGCGAGCGCCGAAGCCGGCTCCTATGCTTCCGATTCTTTTGAAAATCCTGCAATTTGCGCGACTGTTCTGCTTGGCCTTGAGCAAGCCATCATGGCGCTTCTCGAAGCCGAGTACGAAGCCGCGCCGCTCGGCTGGCAAAGCCGGCTGATGCATATGGCAAAGTGCTCCGACAAACGTGTCGCCGAGTACGTCGAAATCCAAAACGAATCCGAATAATCTCACCCAATGAATCCCAACATATATTACAATCTGTCCGCAGAAAATTATCACAAGTCTGACGGAATCTCAAAGTCAGGTCTCGACCAGTTCCGTAAGTCGCCGGCGCACTACAAGCACTGGCTGACCGCTCAACGTGAGGAGACGCCGGCCATGCGCATCGGTACACTTACCCACATGAGCGTGTTTCAGCCCGAGCTGTACGGTGACCGCGTTGTCATTGCACCAATTGTTGATCGTCGTACCAAAGAAGGTAAATCAATTTGGGATCAGTTCAAGATCGAGAACGAGGGCAAGGACATCATCACGCACGAAGAGGCGCAGCAAATATTCTCGATGACCAGGGCGGTGCGCTTGCATCCGGTGGTCAAGAAGTTGCTAGATACCGGCGCCGCGGAAGTGTCGCTGTTCGCCAAAATAGATGGGATCTTGATGAAGGGCCGGCTCGACTACGTTACTAACGAGACGATCCTAGACCTCAAGACCACTGAGGACGCAACGCCAGGAGGTTTTGCTCGCAGCGTGGCTAACTACCGTTACCACGTCCAAGCAGCGCACTATTTGGCACTCGGAAAGGAACTAGGAATGAACCTGACGCGATTCCTCTTCGTAGCTGTAGAAAAGGAGGCTCCGTATGCCGTCGCCGTTTATGAGTTAGATACCGCAGATCTGATGATGGCCGAGGCCGAGCGTCAAAAGCAGATTGCCATGCTTGGCAACTGCATCGCGTTCGATAGCTGGCCATCGTACCCAGCCGAAATCAAGACACTTTCGCTCCCAAAGTGGGCGACTTCACAAAACAACCAATAATCCCAAACCAACTAAAAAATCATGGCACTATTCAAAGTAGACCGTAGCTCCGCTTCCACAAAATCGTTTGATGCTCCCGGCATCTACTCGACCGAAATCGTAAAGGCCGAGGCGGCACTAACGACCAAGGGCGAGGACACCGTTAAGCTGATCTTCCGCGGCGAAGATGGCAGCGTGGCATCTGATAATTTCCTCAATCGTGAGACTGTCTGGTGGCGCGTTAATTCGCTGCTGGCTGCACTCCCGTTGATCAAGATCAGCGAAGGCCAGGAGTTGGACTTTAGCAAAGCCAAGGTCTTCCAAGACTTCGTGAGCCAATTTGTTGGCCAGAAGGTGAAGATCAAGCTCGAGGAAGAAACTTGGGTAAAAGAGGACACCAAGGAAGAAAAGAAATCGCTCAAGATCCGTAAGTATCTGCCAGAAACCAACCCGTTCTAATTGGGTGCAGGGGCGCGACTGCTTAACGCGCAAATTTTCCCAATGACATGGATACTCCCCAAACAATTACACACGTTAGTCTCTGCGCTGGATACGGAGGCATTGATCTCGGACTTAAACGAGCAATCCCAAATCTGCGCACAGTCGCTTTTTCTGAGATCGAAGGTTACGCCTGCGCGAACTTGGTCGCTAAAATGGAAGCGGGACTCTTGGATGCAGCACCTATCTGGACGAATCTTAAGACCTTCCCTTGGTCAGATTTTTTTGGAAAGGTGGACATCCTCTCTGGCGGCTACCCATGCCAGCCATTCTCAGCCGCTGGCAAAAGACTCGGCACCGAAGATCCCAGACACCTCTGGCCATTCATCGCAAATGGAATTAGACTCATGCGGCCCAGACTTTGCTTCTTTGAGAACGTCGAAGGACACATCAGTCTTGGACTCCGAGCAGTCATTGAAGAACTGGGAAGCCTCGGTTACAAAACGACGTGGGGCATATTCAGCGCGAGTGAAGTTGGCGCTCCTCACCAAAGAAAGCGGATCTTCATCTTGGCCCACCTCATCGACGAGGGATTACAAGGGCGGTTATGTGGGAGGACGCATCAGGAATGGAAAGATATCAATGGATACGTTGGATGTTGCGGTACAAGCGGTGGAAGCAGGCTGGCCAACTCCGACAGTGCAGGAAGCAGGAAAGATTGGAAACAAAGCCAATTATGGACAGTTGGGACTGAGCAATCATCCAGCGATTGTTGGAATCCCAAATCGGCCCAAAGGCATCAAGGATGGCCTAGTCGCCCCGGTCAACCCCAGTACGGATGGGAGCCGTCCCGAGTCGTGGGCAACGCCGAGAGCAGGCAAGACTACGGACGAGAACCCACAGACTTGGGCATTGCGTCAAGTCAAGGGCGAGGTGGCAACGATGCCGCTGACATTGCAAGTCAAAGCGTGGGCAACACCAACCGCCCGCGATCACAAGAGCGGCAGAGGCAACGAGGAACGTACATACAGCGAATTGACTCCGATGGTGGAACGACAAACGAACGGCAAGCTGAACCCTCGATGGGTCGAGACGCTAATGGGACTGCCAGTGGGCTGGACTATGCCGAGCTGTGCGTCACCTGTGACAATCGTACCGACGAACTTAGATTGCTTGGCAACGGAGTCGTCCCAGATACCGCAACCCGAGCTTTTTTAACTTTAGTGGAAGAACTCAATGAATCTCCGTCCCTATCAACAAGCAGCCGTTAATTTCTTGCAGCGTAAAAATCGAGGATTTGTCATCGCGCCCGCTGGCGCCGGAAAGACCTACATCGCTGCGGCTGCATTGCGCCGCGGCATGCAGTCAGACTCTCCCGCGCCGTTTACTAGCCAGGCTCGCATCGTCTGGCTGGCTAATACTCGAGAGCAAGTTCAGCAGGCTCTGGATGCGGCTGAAAAATTTGGAGTGAAGATCGAGGCCCACTGCGTGGCAGCACAACCCGACTGCTCGTCCGCTCACGTCATTATTGTGGACGAAGCTCACCACATGCCGGCCGTCACCTGGGCGTCCACCATAGGCCGGTGCAAGGGCATCATCTGGGGCTTCTCGGCAACACCTTGGTCAGATCCCGAGCGAGATCTGCAGCTCAAGGATTTCTTCCGCGATTTTTACACCGTGCCAAGATCTGAGGTCATGGCGACCGGCAGTATTACTCAGGGCGCAGTTGTCGCGCACAATCTTGATCTTCCGAGTCAGTTCGATGCTGAGATCGAATCTAGCACCGTTGCCGAGACCGCACGTCGGTGCCGTCGCTTTCCATTTATCGACCCAAGCGAACACGAACGCCGAGCCAGGTGGCAGGCCACTGCGGATGTCGTAAAAACAAATGGAAAACGGAACGCCAAGATCATCGACCTGGCGACCAGCGAACCCGGCAGCATTTTGATTTTGGTCTCAACCGTCGAACACGGTGAGCGCCTGCAGGCCGACATTGCCGACTCCGTTGTCGTTCACGCAAAAATCGGAAAGAAACGCCGCACCGAGGCCATTGAAAGATTCCGCAGTGGCGCACTGCGCTGCATGATTGCGACCAGTCTGGCCGACGAAGGACTCGACGTACCGCGGGCCAGCGTGTTGATTCTTGCCGCTGGAGGCAGATCCGCGGGTAAGCTCGAGCAGCGTGCAGGCCGCGTCATGCGAGCGCATGAAGGAAAAGAATTTGGAATCGTTCACGACTTTGTTGATGCCGGCGCCGCGCTGGCTCACGCTCAATTTCTTGCCCGAGTCAGAACCTACCACAAGCTAGGATACAAAATTTCCCGTCCACTATGAATTGCCCACACTGTCACAAACCCATCAACGCTGCGGCGCTCTTGGGATCCATTAAAACTCCACGCAAGGCGCAGAGCGCACGCATTAACGGCAAGAAGGGTGGCCGACCAAAAAAGAAAAAATGAACAGCCCAAGTGAAACTTTGCGCAACATTGAGTTTATTTTACGCAAGCATGCCGACAAATTTGCTCATGGCCCCAACATCGCCGGCATGAAGCCAAATAATGACCGTGACCAAGTTATTACGCGCCGTGACTTTCTCACGAAAGATGAGCATGACAAGATCCTCGAGCTACATCACTCAGGCATGAAGGCCAGTCTGATCTGCGAGCGCATGTCGCGTTCGCCGGCGTGCGTGTCTCGAGTCCTAAACGGCAAGCACCAAACTTTCTCCAAAAAATTATGAGCGATAAAAACTACAAAAGCTACGCCGACGAAAAAAACGTCGTAATCCAGAACGATACCATTGATGCGCCCAACCCCGAGCAGTACGATGACATTCTAAAGTTGTCGCATGTTCAAGGTGCCAACATAAACAACTGCATTATCAATCCGTCCGGTGGTAACCGCGAGGATGGCATCGACATCATGCGATTCTGTCGCTCAATCTACATTGGCAACTGCCAGGTGGGCGCCGGCGACAAGTACGCATTCACGATCAAAGGTGGAAGCAGCCAGATCGATCTGTCTAACGTGACGATCACCCGCGGCGGCGGCGGCTGGGAAAAAGTCGATATCGATATCGGAAACTATTCAGAAAACGCAAAGGGAAAAACAACTGATGTGCGCATTGTGAACTGCCGGCGCAGTGATGGTAAACCAATCCGGGTGCGTGTGGGCTGGGCTGATCGGCCAGTGGTTATCGGCGGCGACGTGAAGATTTTTTTCTGGCAGTCGCTGATGCTGAAACTCTATGTATTTATTCTAAATCTATTCTCAAAAAAATGAACAACGGCAAGGGCGACTCACCGCGGAACTGTTTCTCGCAGCACTACCGCGAAAACTACGATTACATTTTCAACACGATTACAGGTGAAGACTGGCGCCGGGAGATTCAACGTGGACGACAAACCAAGAACAAAATCAAGGAGCGCATCCGCGAAGAATTTGATGAAAGATATCTTAAAGGAAAAAAATGATATCATCGAGGAGCAGCGCGTGCTGCTTGGCCAGTGCTACACCGCGTTCGAACTGTTAGAATTACCCATCACGCCTCAGACAATTGTCTTTGTCGAGGCACTGCGCAGCGAGCTACGCAACCGCTGCAAACAATAAATCCCATGAATCCCATCCTAGAACGTGCTCGAGCGTACCTCGCGCACTGCCCACCCGCCATCTCTGGCGCCGGCGGTCATTCCACTGCCTACACCGTCGCCGTCGCGCTGGTGCATGGCTTTTCACTCAACAAAATCGATGCGCTCTGGCTGCTCGGCGAGTACAACGCAAAGTGCGTTCCACCTTTTAGCGCATCCGAGTTAACGCACAAGATTGACGAGGCCATTAAAAAGCCACACGACAAGCCGGCTGGCCATCTGATCGGCGATGTCAGCGTGCGTCGGCCATCGTGCGTGTCACCCACCGGCAAGTTCATCGTGCGCAGTCTGCCGGCGGCGGCGGCGCCAAGCACCGAGCTGATCGGCTATGATGCAACCAGACGGTTCCTTCAGACGGTATTCCTTCCTACAGACTGGATCTGTATCACCAACGAGGCCCGGCACGATGAGGAGCGCGGCAAGTGGTTCCCATCGGCCAGTGGTACATTTATGACTCAGGTACGCTGGCTTGAGCGATTCCCTGACGCCATCTGGGACGGCAAAGAAGCCGGCGCCTGGATCCGCATCAATCCCACCAAGCCAGACCAATATGTCGGATCCGACGCCAATGTGGCTGACTACCGGCACTGTCTGATCGAGTTCGACGAAAAACCCAAGGACGAACAGTTGCAGATTATGCAACAGTGTCAGTTGCCCATCGCCGCAATTATCGACTCCGGTGGAAGATCTCTGCACGCCTGGGTGCGCGTCGATGCGACCGACAAGGACGAGTTTGAGACGCGCCGGGATATCGTATACGATTATCTTTCTGACTACGATCCCTGCGAGGCCAACAAGAATCCGTCGCGGTTCAGCCGACTTCCTGGCATCATGCGCGGCGACATCGAGCAAAAGCTGGTGGCGCTCAACATTGGCCTATCGACCTGGCAGGAGTGGATCGACTGGCGTGATCAGTCCGAGATCGCAGATCCCACCACGCCACAGGAATTGCTCGAGTACGACACCGAGAACGATCCTAACAACGTGCTTGGCAAGCGTTGGCTCTGCCGCGGCGGGTCGCTCACCATTGTGGGCCAGTCTGGCGTCGGTAAGTCATCGTTTGCCATGCAACTTGGTCTGACCTTTGGCCTTGGGAGGCACTTCTTTGGCATCAAACCAATCAGACCACTGCGCGTGGCCTTCATCCAGGCCGAGAATGACATGGGCGACATGGCCGAGGCATTCCGCGGCGTCATCGATGCGATGCGGTACAACCAGTCTGATCTGGAGACCCTAAACACCAATATTCGGTTCTACGACGAGACCGTTAAGACCGGCCTTGAGTTCATTCGGTTGGCCAGATCCATCATTGTGAAGCACCGGGCTGATCTGATGATTGCGGATCCGCTGCTATCGTATGCCGGCGATGACATATCGGAACAGAAGTTCATGAGCAAATTTCTGCGCAACCACCTTAATCCTGTGCTTAAGGAGACCGGATGCGTCTGGATCTGGCTACATCACATGCCAAAACCCAAGGGCGACCAAGCTAAGGGCACGGTCAGCGACCTAGCCTACGCCGGCGCCGGCTCCGCGGATCTTACGAACTGGTCACGCGAAGTGGGTGTCTTACAACGCCAGGGCGACGATCCGACGTTCACGTTTACCTTGACCAAGCGGGGCAAGCGCAGCGGCATGGTCGATCTTATGGGTAACCCGGCATCAGCTATTCGACTGCGCCACTCACAGGCCGGCATCTGCTGGGAGTATGCACCGAGCGTGATGTTTCGACCTAAGCCGGCCACTGTCCCGGCCACGATCAAGCTATGACGTGTGACCTTTTCCGCAGGATGGAGCCGCGCCGGCATGACCGCATACCGGAACGCAGCGCCGTGCTTGCGTTTATTGCGTTTACGGCAGGCTGTGACTTGCCTACCGCGCAGCGCACGTTCCACTACCTACGAAACAAGGGCCATTTGGTATTCCTCAACCGCGGCCGCATCTGGCAGGGAGCCGAGCATGTGCCGTTTGAATCGGAGGATGATCGGAGGATGAGACTTGCCGGCGAGATGGCCGATCTTAGGCGCCAGGTGCGCGAGTCGTTGGCCAAGGTGAAACATATGCAAGCCGTACTAAGTCAGGTAGTTGAGCAGCATAACGCGCTCGCCAAGATCGTCCATGACCAAAAAGGATGATTGGAGGATGACGAAAGGATGATTTTGGGGGCTATGCGTGGGGGCTGCTTGTACTAAAGCACAGGGGCGCTTATAGCTCCCCATCGCTCCTTACAGGGCGAGGGAGCAACGCGCCCGATGAATGATTGAATTGAATTGTTTCGTTTAAATCAAAAAAAGACCCCATAATGTGAGTTATGGGGGTCTTGAGCCAGATCTGGCTGGAAATGCCGTTAAAACGGCCGCATTGGCCTGCTATGGGTCTTTATCCCGCTCCTCGACCTTGAAAATGTACGCCAGCACAGGCCAGAGCAACAAAATCAAAGCCGAGAACGCCAGGGTGAGCACCAGCGTGACGAGTTTGTCTTTCATTATTGCGAGTTGTTAACATTAGGGTTGAGATTGCGTATCTAACAAAGTCTTGGCGGCGGCGATGATGTCTTCCATCCGCTGGCCATCCATGACGCGGCAGCTATGGATCCGATTCGGACTAAACTCGCGCCCGGAGTCGCTCTCCTCGCGAATCTCGAGCAGCCGAATGAACTCGCGCCAGAGGTCGAGCGCCTGAAGATTGCTTTCGGGGGTGATTTTAGACATATAAACAGGAAATGTATGTTATATTTTGCTTTTCTATGCGTTTCTGGGCTTAATTATTACTAAAGCAGGCATTGTTGTGGCGCTAACAGGTCAAATGTGGCGCATATAACGCAATTTGGCGGATAAGATGCCATATATGATACGTTATGAGACTTTAGGTTCAGTATATGAAACCTTAGCTTGCTTGACGCGTAATTCAGAGACGTCTTGCTCCGCTAATTCGGCGCGGACGGTCATGTAGTTAAGCTCAATTTCAAGCTGACGGCAAAAGTTGCACAGCGCGATGAAAGTGCTGCCGGAAAAGTAATTGTTACCGTCGAGCACATCGTCGGTGCGTGGCGTGGCGCTCATTCCATTTTCCGGTAATTGGGAACCGTTATCAGTTGGTGTCATTTTGTGAGCACCTGAACGGTGCGTTCCATTTTGATCATTTCGTCCCAGATCTCGCGTCCTACCTTGGCGCCGTCCATCAGGCGGCTAATCATCTGCTCTTTGGTCAACAGCTCAAGATCATAGTCGAGCAGCCGCGTTATGCATAGCAAGCGACCGAGGTACTCGGCGCGTTTCAAATCATTGGAATGACTCATTGTACTTTGGTTTTGTGGTTTATCTTACTTTGGTTTGTATGTTACAAAAACTCATCATTTGTAGATATCTGGCGAGGTATTGTCACAAAGTCGTGTGTTTTTTTAGCGGCGATTAGGCGCACTATTCTCCGCAATTAATGCGGTGTGCATTACTTGACGTTGACCTTGTCGTTGTGACGAATGCGGGCGAGATTCATGACGTGCGCTTTCTTGTAATCAGCGTCGGTCTTCATGTCTTTCTTGTGGTCATCAAACGCTGCAAATGCTGCGGCGCGAAGTTCAGCTAGTGATGCGTTCTTGGAGGTAGCGTATGGGTTTTTCATAGGGAGAATCAGGTTGATGCGCTTTAGAATGCATAACCCATCGCTGGGATCAATCACTATTTTAAGAAATCTTTTGCTTGAGAAAAAACCCCGAGTTACAACAGAAAGATGGATGATCAGAGCATAACCGAGGAGAAGATGGGTGGAGTTGATGAGGGATCGCTCCTAACTCTGTCCGAGAAGCTCGCCAGGGGAAAGGATC